GGCTGGCCCGGTGGTGGCGGTGGCGGTGGCGGTGCTTCTGATGACACCTACCTTTCGGGTTCAGGCGGCAACGGTGCAAACGGCTTAGTCATCGTTACAACTTACTTCTGATGAATACTATTACTGACCATCTCGGACTTGTTTGGACTCGATCAGAGGACGGCAAGACCCTCACCTGTGAAAACGGTGCAGTCGTTATCGGCATCCCCGAAATGACAAATGAATATCTGCTCTCGGTTGCATATTTAACCGAATAACTTTCTTACCATGATTACTATACTCCTATCTATTCTTATCGGCTTTGCTGGCGGTTTCGTCGCTGGCCTTAAAAACGCCAACAGCTCGAAAGTCGCAAAAGCAAAAGACGCACTCAACGCCCTCAAGAAGTGAAGGCCCTCGCAGTCATTGCACTCGCTTTGGCTGCCACAGGTTGCGTCAGTCAGACGGTAAACCTTAAACTCAACTCGCCCGAGCAACTTGCTAAGGAGCGTGCAGAATGGAATAAACGTTTCCCCGGGCAATACCCTCCACTGCAAAAATGAGACACGCGCTAATCCTTTCGACGCTACTCCTTTCGGGGTGCTTCCTATGGCGATCACCGAAGCCCGAAGCCCCTGCCGAGGTAACCACTAAGGCTGGCAAGGTCGACGCGTACGCAGATAAGAACGACTTGGTAATGAGTAGAGCCGCGGCATCGGTCATCGTGGCAAGCAACGCACTTGACCAGGGCTTAACCTCCGTAGCATCGGCAGAATTAGACCTCGCTCAGACCTACCTGCCCCGCCCCTCGGAAGCAGACCTCTCCTATGCTCAGAAACGTGCGCTTAAAAACGACCCTGCCGCGTACGCTAAATCTAAACTTGTAGCCGATGCCCATCAGCGTCAGCTCGATGACTTGTGGGGCAAGGTCGAAGCCGAGAAGCAAAAAGCCAAAGACCAATTAGAGGCTAAGGAGAAAGAGTTAGAGTCTGCCCGAAAAGAAAAGCAGACCACGCTCCTATCGCTCGTCGGTGCTGGCTTAATCACTCTCGGCACGCTCGGCCTCCTATTCGGTCTTAACCGTATTAACGCAGTCGTGGTAATCGCCATCGGTGCGGGCGTTGCCGCGTTGCCTTGGTTCTTAGACTCCCCCGCCTTCATTTGGATTGCTGGGGGTGCTGCTGTCCTCGGAGCACTCGAAGTCCTTTGGCTCATCTATAAAAAACTTAAACCGTCGCAGTGTGTAGTGACTCCTCCTCCTTCCGATGGCAAAGCCTCTTAAACTTAAAAGCCTCAAGGTCGTAGAGCGTAAACTATCCCACAAGGGGAAGAAGTATTACGGCCTCGCTGAGTTGGATCAGGGCAGAGCAAAGATATCAGTCCACCCTCAGCAGACGGCTAAGGAGAAGTTAAACACTTACATCCACGAAGCATTGCACATTGGCGATTGGCTATGCCAGCGGGATAAAGACTTAAACGAGACCGAGGTAAACCATATCGCTATGCAGATTTGCAACGTGCTATGGAAACAAGGCTACCGCAGGACTGACATCAAATGAGCGCACAACCTATCGACCCCGATTTCGCTAAGGCCGTTAAAGAGGCGGCATCAGACCCAGCGTTCCAAGAAGCAGCAAAGGCGGCAATGGCTGGCGGGACTGACAGACTATGGGGTGACATCGCAAGGTTTGCTCCGCTCGGTGCTGCGGCAATGTTGGCTCGTATCTTAATGTCGCAAGAGCCGGTGACGTTCGGGTACATCATGCGACGCATGGCAGCGGCAGGTATTACTTCGGTGCTCGTCGGCTTCGCAGTGCAGGACTATATTCACAGCGAGGGACTAAGGTTCGCGGCTGTGGGAATGTCCGGCTACGCTGCTCCCGAGATACTCGACTACGCCCTGCGATATATCAAGGCCAAGGGAGAGGCTAAACTTTCAGAAGTTAAAGCATCCCGCAAAACGGTTAAGAAGAAATGAGCGCGAAGAAGCGAGTCGCAGAAAAGCCGAAGGCCTTTGACCCGGTGATAATTGCACTCGCTGGTTTACTCGCCATTGCATCCTGGTCATCGTACCGCGTGTACACACATACAGAAACAGTGCTCGAGACTTTGCAGAACGGTGAAGGCCTCGCTCTGATCATCACGGACAAGGGCATCAAGTCGGACTCGGAGAAGGATGAGCGGGCACTCAGCTCAGCGACGCAGGGACTAACTAATGCCCGAGCCGAGTCTATGGTCTTATCGGTGGCTTGTGCGGGCATTGCCCTTTCCTTGGCCGTAAGGCTTTATAGGGGCAGACAGTCACCCAAGGCATCAAAGCGTCCCTAAGAGGCACGCAGAGGGGTCAAATCGCTATGCCATGGGGCTACGGTAAGCCAGCCCTGCCCTGTATAATAGGCATAAGTAAGTTGTAATAAGTTAATGGTATTAAGTTTGACATAGGGATAACTTAGGCAGAGGATGGTCGAGTACCCAATACATACATGACCCAAACAAACACCGTCGCCATCAGTTATAACACCGCCACCGCCATTGCCAATTGGATGCGTGAGGATCTCGAGCACGCTGCCGAGCAAGCCGCGGATAAACGCACCGAAGCCCATATGCTTCGCAAGCAGGCTGAGTCGATACTCGGAATGAATACCGAAGATACTAAGGGCTTACCAAGTGTCTCCTCGCTACTTAATCGTGCAAACATTTGCGACCAACGTGCCGATATGCACGACCAACATTTTAAACAACTCGAAGCCGTCTGCATCGAGCTGACTCGTGCTGGTGTCTAATTCTTTCCCCATGCCTACACCTACCAACATGACCGAAAACGAAATCATCAAAGCGTTAGAGAAGTACTTTAACTCAGACAACGGATTAGAACGCGCTAACATTGCTAAGACTCTCCCACAGGGCCTTACGACGTTTGCTTACTGTCTTGGTTATAATAACGCCAATAAGTGCTTTGCTGATTTCAAGCAACATCACATCGCCCGCTAACCTTCCCATGCCAAACCCAGCCCACATGAACCACCACGAACAATCCGAACAACTCAAGCAGTTGTTATCTAATCAGAAAGTCACCCCTCGCTGGATCGTGCTCCTTCGCAGAGCATGGTATCGGCTCTCCGGCAAATGGACTGCCCTGCTGGTGCTCGGCCTGCTCTCCATAGGCTCAGTCCACGCAGGCACACCGTCTGACCGTCTCATCGATGCCCTGGTGCAAGTCGAGTCGTCGGGCAACCCTTCCGCAGTGGGCGACAACGGAAAAGCCTTAGGCTGCTTGCAAATATGGTCGGTCGTCGTGCAGGACGTGAATGAAGTGTCCCGCGTTAAGTACTCGCACTCTGACGCGTTCGACCCTGCCAAGGCTCGCGCCATCTGCAAGGCGTACCTCGCCCGCTACTGCACCGCCAAGCGACTCGGACGCACTCCTACGGACGAGGACTTTGCACGATGCTGGAACGGTGGCCCCATGGGCTATAAGAAAGTTTCCACAATTAAGTATTGGCTCAAGGTGTCTAAGTTACTTAACTAACTTTATGCCTGCTCAAGAAATCGACGGCTCAGTCGTCACTCACTACATCGGTATCGACCCTGGCGTGGGCGGTGGCATCGCTTACACTTCACCGCTCGGTGATCGTGTGATGGCAATGCCGGCGACGCTTCACGATACGCGTCTCGCACTGAATAACATTCTCGATATGCAGCAGGACGGACGCACACGTTGCTACATCGAGGAGTTACCAAAGTTTGTCCGCATCATTCCTTCTTCGACTGTTTTTGTGATGGCTCGCAATTACGGCCAACTCGAAGGCATCCTCTGCACTTACGGTATTCCTATCGTCCACGTTCGCCCGCAGGTGTGGCAAGGTGCTCTAGGCCTCGGGCATAAGGACAAGTCGCAGAAGCCTTCAGCGTGGAAGAATAAACTTAAGTCCAAGGCACAGCTCTTATTCCCCGAGGAGCACGTCACGCTTAAGACCGCAGATGCTTTGCTCATTCTCCATGCCGCAGTCAATAAACTCATCTAACAACTTCCCATGTCCTACCGCCTAAAGACCCTATGCTTCGCACTACGCCTCGCGTATATGCGTGCCGCACTCGCTGTCGGAAACAGCGCACTCGCTCACACGATCGTAAACGCCTCGACCAAGCACTATGAACCAAAGAAGCGATAACATCGACGACGGTAAAGAGCCGAAGTCCATCGACGATATCATGGCTGAGAATAATCTTAATCAAATTAACTCGATACTCGGCTTCCTCTTTTCTCCGTCCGTCTTGACTCCTGCACCATTTAGCACCTCCACCTCTAATATCCCTACCAATGAAAAAACAACTGACCAAGACCGCCTCAACTGAGGCATCAATCCCGCCCGACGCTAAGCACTCCTACGTGCTCCTGGCTGACGGTGGTATCGCACGTCGCCTTTCACCGATTAAGATTTGTAATCAGACTTACTACTCGGTACGCATTGCTGGTCGCACGCAACGTATCCGGGCAGACAAACTCCGTGAACGCTTAGCCTAATTTCCCACCATGAATAACGAACAACCCCCCAAGCCTGCTACCATCCTTCCACGTTTCGCCAAAGCCCTCGCGGCAATGTCGTCTCCGAAGGCTAACAAAACTAACCCTGCGTTCCGCTCGAAGTACGCATCACTCGATGCCATCCTCGACCACGTGCGCCCAATCCTCGCAAAGCATGACCTTGCACTCTACCAGTCGCTCTACGCTGTTGAGGGTCGTGTCGGTGTCTCGACCTTTGTCGTAGGCCCTGAAGGTGATCAGGCCATCAGCTCGATTAGCATCGCACTCAAGCCCGAGAGCACTCCGCAGTCAGTAGGCTCGGCTATCACCTACCTTCGCAGACAGTCTATCCAGGCTGGCTTAGGTATCGCTACCGATGCCGACGACGACGGTGCTGCCGGCTCGACCATTCCAACTACCAAAAAGTGGGAACCTAAGAGCAATGGCTAAGCCCTACGATAAGTCACAATGGGCTTCCCTCGTCATTGGTGAGTGGGTGGCAGGGAAAGACCAGCGCACAATCGCAAACGCCATAGGATGCAACCTACGCACCGTGGGGGACTATATCAACGCCCATGCCACGCCCGAGCACGTAGATCAGCGGGCTACCACCATCGGCACACGCAAGGTAGGCTACTATTCCAAGCATCAACGCTTGCAGACTCTCAAGCCTCTACTCATCGAGCTAAAGAAGAAGAAGCACACGATGGGCTTTATCGCTGAGACTATCGGCATCAGTGAACGCTCGGTACGCGAGTATATGCACACCCTGGGCATCCGTAAGATTAAGCGACGCGAGAAGCCCAAGGCTACACGTCCCGCGTACCGCTCCTTCGACCCGCTACAAGTACGCTCCATGCTCCACAATCTCGGCTACTGAGATGGCTAAGCACTACACGGCCTCGGAGTTCGACCAGCCCAAGGTCTGCGGATTGGCTATCCACAATGCTAAGAACCGCATGGCTGGGGCAGAGAACGAGTATCAGAAAGCACTTGAGAACTCGATGACCCCATCGGTCTGCGAGGTGCAGTCGTACTGCCTGTACGGTGTGAACCCCGACTGCTCCGTCGTGACCTTAGCCGGAGAGCCGACTGCTTCCGACTTCTCGCGGATCACTAAGCGCACAAACCTCACCGCCCTCAGTGCTAAGTACAAGTTTATCGGATACGTAACCTGCCGACGCGTGAACGATAAAAAACAGGAATGGAAAACTGTATCCGCTTAGTGCTTGCGTCTTAAATACTTACTGTGAATAAGTCTTAAAGCATGAGCACGAACCCCGACATAGTACGTCACGCGGCTAACCTCGTCTGTCAGTCAATCATCGAGGCCGACGCAGAAATGCAAGCCACCCTCACAGTCGCAGACATTGAGCGCATCAAGCAACTCATGTCCCGAGCACGTGCCACCCTCAAATCAGAAACAGCAATCGAAGATGCCGCCATCGAAGAAGATGCGGTAAGCATGACCGCTCGCATCGACGAGCTACTCGCTGCCATCACATCTCTCCGTTAGTCATCGCATCAGGCGTGCGGAGTACGAGACGTAACAACTCAACATGAAGTCGCACGCTCCGTTCGGGTGAGCGCTCAAGCGTAAGCAGTATCTTAGAAATAATCTCACGCGCCACATTATCCAGCCCGTCCTCGATGAGACAGGCGTAATACTCATGACCGTTCATCACACCGTCAAACCTGTGAAGGACGCGGGCAAGGTGAACCTATCCGATCTCGCGTACGCTGGGGCAGGCTCAGCCGACCTCGCAAATTGGCATCGGGCATCGATGGTGCTCCAAAAAGACCCGACTCCCGAAGGGCAGGACGAGTTGCCGCATTACACACTGCGACTTGCTAAGCGTGGAGGCCGTGCAGGGGTGAAGGATGACCATGGGCAATATACTCGCACCATCCCGCTCCAACACTCCAAGGTGCAGGGTCGCATCGCTTGGGAGAGGAGACAGACTTCAGACATAGCGAATAGACCTATCCAGCAAGCCCGTAGAAGCGTTTTGATTGGCGATGAGAGTCCTTGATAGGGTTCACGCCTAAAACGCCTTATAACCAATCCTCGTTAATTCTATGTATAACTTACTCCAAGGAATAGGCAGTTCAGATGGCCAGTTCAGGTGGCCAGTTCACCTCTATATAATATCTACCCTAAAGGGTAGAGATATTATAACGCATACTTCGCTATACGCTTACGCTGCTCGTATGCTTTTATCACGATGAATAAAGACAAACGCAAGTACGCGAGGAGTTGGAAGGTTAAACGCAACCAGATCCGAATAGCCAGCGAGTGGAAAAAGAGGTGGCAAGCAGAGCCGGTCTTTATGCGGGCTAACCTCGATAGCCTAATCAAAAGAAATACAGACTTGGGATGCTGAAGCGGGATGGTGCGGGTATACTGCCCTTGCTCGTCCTTAACCCCTGCACGGCCTCCACGCTTAGCGAGACGCAGGGTGTAGTGCGGTAACTCGTCTTGCCCTTCGGGGGTAGGGTCTTTTTGGAGTACCATCGAGGCCCGATGCCAATTTGCGAGGTCGGCTGAGCCTGCCCCAGCGTACGCGAGATCGGATAGGTTCACCTTGCCCGCATCCTTCACAGGTTTGACGGTGTGGTGAACGGTCATGAGTATTACGCCTGTCTCGTCGAGCACAGGTTGAATGATGTGGCGCGTGAAGTGCGAGACGGCTTCTTGGTCGGCAATGTCGATACCTGCAAAACCAAGTAGCGGGTCAATCCAAACGATGTCGGCTTGATGCTTGATGACGAGCTGACGCAGCATTGTCCCGAAATCTTCTCCGGTGCGGATGGCTTCGCGGTAAAAGTGTACCATGTGAGCGAGGTCGGCAACCTCCTGCGATGCGCGAGCAAGCCCGAGAGAGTCGATTGCACCTTGGATACTTTCGCTGGTGTCTCCAAGATCGTTCTCACTTTGCACAATGACCGAACGTAGGCGACGACGATTGACTGATTTAATTCCAAACGCATCACGACCCAATGCCCATGAGATAGCCATCTGATTGCAGAGGGCAGACTTACCCGCCCCTGTCTGAGCGATAAGCATACACGAGCCTCCTTTGCAGAGCCACCGATCACCGAGCACAGCGTTCGGGTCTTTTTCTTTTTCAAAGTTGAGCAGGTCATAAAGCGAAAAGTTTTTCGGGCCGTTATCTCCGGCTTTACGCGGAATGGTATCGGCTTGTATGGCGGCTAGGTCAGCCGAGATTTCTTCGGCGCTGAACATACCGCTTTCCGACTTACGGCTTAGCGATGCGATACGCGCGTCGAGTTTGCGCAGGCGGGTCGCTTCGAGTACTGACTCGTGCCAGCGTGATGCCTGCGGAGATACGTGCGTCTGCGAGGTTAGCCCGACGATGCCGTGGATACCCCCAGCCTGCTCTAAAAGGTTTAACTTGCGAAGGTAATCGATGAGCACGTCCTCGGCAGCGACTTGTCCAGGGAAGGTCGTGGCATCGATGGCAGACCATATCGTCTGATGCTTCGGCTCGGCAAAGTCGGAAGGCTTGAGGTCGGCCTTTAGACGTGTCAGCCAATCTGCGTCGATGAACGCAAGGGCGATAAGATTTTGCTCCGCTTCGATTGGGAAGCGGTCAGTAGTGGCAGGCATGGCGGGGAGGTTTGTGAGTTAGCGTTTAGGCTTTGTCGATTTATATTTCCGAGGAGGGCCGTAGAATGGTGTGCGCCTTCCACCTTTCATTAAGAGCTGTTTCTCCAACAGACCTTCTTTAAGTCCGGAAGTGATCAGGCTCATTACGACTGAACGCGTCATCTTCCATTCCGCTTCCCATTCGACACGCGTCTTAAATCCTGCGGGCGGTATGTCATCCTTTGAGATGCACGCGGCTTTGAGTCGTAATAATAGGTCTTGGTTCATTTGGTTAGAAAAGGCTTTCTCCATTTACCGTTAAAGCGGTGTGCTTGTCCTCCGACATAATGGCCCTTGGAGTCCATAATAATTGCAAGGAAGCCATGTTGCCATTTTAGCGTCGATAGATTTCTTCGAGCATAACGCATCTTTAGGTTGCAAGTGCATCCGCATATCCAAGAGCTTCCTCCACCGCGTCTCTCAACGTTTAACTGTTCGTGACGGTGAAGATGACCCATAACAATACCGCCACCGTGGTTTGCGATATATGCGTTAGCCATTTTCTCCGCAGCGTTCTTACCGTGAGCAAACCCATGTGTGAAAGTTAGTTTGCCGATATCCAGGTATCCTTCTGTTACGTCGTACTGCCGGATATGTTTAGTACCAGCATTACGTAGAGCCTTAGACATTTCAAGTTGCACTTCTTGGAGTGCTTCAAGCTTTGTGATGCTGTCTGTACCTTCCATCTGTTCGCGCACCCGATCGTCATGGTTGCCCATGAGGAAATGAGTTGGCCTGTATGCTTCGAGCCACTCCTTACCAGCCTGCATATCTTCGCGTAAGACATTCCATGCAGACTCCTTCTCACCTTTGCCTACGCCCTTACGGAGACAGGCTAAGTCCCAATTATCTCCGAGGTGTACGCGGTGATGTGGTTTGAAGTCTTTGCAGAAGTCGAGGACGGCCTTAAGGCTATCTGTGTCGGCTTCGTTGCCGTGGTTGTCGCCCATGACGACGATGCGTGTTTCGGTGCTCATGTTATAAAGTCTCAGATATTTTAATGCCAATTACTGAACCGATTGCTGAACCTGTCGCATAGGCAATGGCGGCATCAAAAGAGTTTTCGCCTTTAGCAATTTTCGATATGGCGTAAAAATTAAGAAAAGCAAAAAGAAGGTCGCTGATAACTGCTACGGTGTAATCTGCATGAGCTACGGCCCGAATGTTAATGCAGATTATTGCATATGCGAGTACCTGAGATAAGCAGAGTAATGCGTTACTTTTGATGCGTGTCTCGGTGCTCATGACTTTAACCCTTTACCGTTTTTAATTTCGTACCAAATGCTTAACGCATCGGACTTAGGTTTGGAGTCGCTCACCGATTTACTTGCTTAGAGATTTTAGAGACGAGATAACCACCGGGAAACGCCTCGTGCTTTGCCTTGCGGTAGATCGCCCTAGGGCACTTAGCCAGCCATTCAGCGCGTCGCTTATTGATGCCCCACTCCTTAGCCTGGGCAAGTTGCTCGACGGTGAGCTGATAGACTTGGAGTGTATTGAAACTCATGGCACGAGCTTCTTAATGGCTTCGTAGGTAGCAATCAGTCGTGCGTTCTTATCGTATAACTTTTCGTACTCCTCGCGGTTCTCCTCGGCTAACTCCTCGAGGGACTTGACCTGATTCTTAAGCCGTCGGTTATCATCTAAGAGGCCAGCGATTACTTTCTCGCATTCGGCTACTGCTTGGTTCGCTAAGCTGACAGGGATAAGCTGGCTCATTTTGTTTCGGTAAGTTTTGTTATTTCAATGTTATAACCTTGGGACTTTGCGTACTCGATGAGGTCATCGATAGTCCAAATCTCTGAGTGTGCTGTTTCCATTAGACGAGGGGTACGCGTGGGACGGTGGAAACGATTTCGTGCGCCCAATCTTTAATGGCCCCAATCTCTCCGGGTCGGAAGGTAGCCTCGTAACCGATGAAGCACTCAGCCTCGAGGATTTGCATCTGCTTATCTTCTTCTTCGTTTGCTGGGCCTACGCCCTGGCATCCAATCTTAATCGTGATGACGTTTGCAGGTGCTACGGTATCCACAACGCAACGGTACTCGTTTGCATAACGCCAATCGGGAATGATGCAGGAACGTCCTGAGAGAATAGCGTACCGAGCATAGTCCGCGCACGAGTCTGCAAAGATGTTCACGTTGATTGCCCGCATCGACTTGCCCATGGCGACGAGCAGATCACGATTGCGAACCTTGTCGGCCTCCGTGTGCATATCGATTGAGTTTAAGCCCGCACGTGAATACGCGGCATTGGCAGCATCTTTCAATAGGTCAGCGAAAGCATGGCGACGACTACGGCCTGTGGTGTGCAGGTCGATAATTGCGTTGCCGAGCGTGTCCTTCCCAGCCCGAGCATAGCCGGTGATGAGATAGACTGTTGGGCGCAGGATTGTTACGTGTTCCATATCAGAACGCAGGTTTGAATGTGCTTACGTCGTAATCGACATAGGTCTTACCGCCAAACTCACGCGGCTCACCTTTTTTGATAGTCGCTTTAACAGGCTTCTTCACGACTGCGTTGATAGCGTCGGCAATTTGAAACTCATCAGTGATGCCAGCCGTGGAAACTTTTTGACCGCCCGCAGCTTCGAGGAAGGAAGCGAGACGAGGCATCGCTTTTGGACTGCCGAAGAAAGTTGCCTTAACATAAGCTCCGCAGTTTGAGCGCAAGCCGACTTTGACAAGTGGCATACCCTTACTGCTTTTCTTTACGTCAGTTTCTTTAATCGTGCAGACAGTGAATGTGTATTCGCCATCGGTTGGAGCGAAGTTGAGGGGAGGGCCTTCAAACTTCTTTTTAACGTACTCGGACATATCTTCGGTCATGTGTGTATTTGTTTTTGGGTTGGGTGAAATGCTTTGATGTTAGAGAGTAATCTCCGTGGCAACCTTCTTCGCTCCGGGTAGATCAGCGAGGACGGTGACTCCAGCCGACGCGAGGGAAGGCCATTGACCGCTTGCGACGCATTGGTCGTAGATGGAGTAAGCACGCTCAATCTCGGAGCGTCCTTTGGCGAGTAGGTCGCCAGCAATTTCGTAGACTGCCCCTTGATGCCCTGCGTCCTTCTCGACCAGGATTACGCGGAAGCCACGAACGTCGGAACGGTGAGCGTGTGCAAGGTTGATATAGTGAGCCGCTTGGAGGTGGTACTTGAAAGACAGAATAGTGGACAGTGCGGAACGTTCACCAGCTGAGTCGCTCGTGGTCTTGAGGTCGTAGATATAGCCATCGTCGCTGATGAGGTCAGGGATGCCCTTGAGAGGTGTCTCCTTGCTTTTAGCAGTGAGCGCACATTCACGCCAGCCGTCCTGCTTTAGACACTCGATGCCAGCATCCTCGCAAATCTTCATAGCACCGTCAGCGATGGACAGTACCAAGTTATAGTCGTCAAAGTTGAGTTGGACTTGTCCAGGCTTGAGAGAGTCCATGGACGCTTGCCAAATGGCTTTGCCTTCTTTCGTCCTGCGATCGCACTCCGGTGCCATGGCATAGGTCGAAAGGAAGTCGGCATTTTTTAAGACTGCGAGGTGAACGGCCTTACCGATTATAAGGGCTTTCGTCTCCTCGGATGGTGTCGCCTTCCATTGCTGGTAGTGGGCGGGTGAAAAGCTGTTTAAGTCCGGTAAAGGACAAGGCTTCGATGGCTTCGTATTGCTCACGTGTGAAGTGAGCGGTGGCAGGCAGGGTTTGTTTATTCATTGGGGAAATTATAACTCCTCGTCGTGCGAACCTTCGCAAGCGATTTTGAGATTGTCACGGTGCTCTCGGATTACGGTTGCGTACTCAGCGAGAGTCTCTGCGGACATATAGAGCGATGTGATGGCAGCGAGTAGCTCGTCGATGCGAGCGGTCATGCTTACCGCATCTTCTTCGATGGCGGCATCTTCGATTGCTGTTTCTGATTTGAGGGTGGCACGTGCTCGGGACATGAGTTGCTTGATGCGCTCAATGTCTGCGACTGTGAGGGTGGCTTGCATTTCTGCGTCGGCCTCGATGATTGATTGGCAAACGAGGTTAGCCGCGTGACGTACTATGTCGGGGTTCGTGCTCATGCTTTAAGACTTATTCACAGTAAGTATTTAAGACGCAAGCACTAAGCGGATACAGTTTTCCATTCCTGCTTTTTATCGTTCACGCGTCGGCAGGTGACGTATCCGATAAACTTATACTTAGCACTGAGGGCGGTGAGGTTTGTGCGCTTAGTGATCCGTGAGAAGTCGGCAGCAGTCGGCTCTCCGGCTAAGGTCACTACGGAGCAGTCAGCGTTCACACCGTAGAGGCAATACGACTGCACTTCGCAGACCGCTGGGGTCATCGAGTTCTCGAGTGCCTTCTGATACTCGTTCTCTGCCCCTGCCATTCGGTTCTTAGCATTGTGGATAGCCAACCCGCAGACCTTGGGCTGGTCAAACTCCGAGGCCGTGTAGTGCTTAGCCATCTCAGTAGCCGAGATTGCGGAGCATGGAGCGTACTTGTAGCGGGTCGAAGGAGCGGTACGCGGGACGTGTAGCCTTGGGCTTCTCGCGTCGCTTAATCTTACGGATGCCCAGGGTGTGCATATACTCGCGTACCGAGCGTTCACTGATGCCGATTGTCTCAGCGATATAGCCCATCGTGTGCTTCTTCTTTTTTAGCTCGATGAGTAGAGGCTTGAGAGTCTGCAACCGTTGATGCTTGGAATAGTAGCCGACCTTGCGTGTGCCGATGGTGGTCGCCCGCTGATCTACGTGCTCGGGGGTAGCGTGGGCGTTTATATAGTCGCCTACGGTGCGCAGATTGCATCCCAAGGCGTTTGCGATTGTGCGCTGGTCTTTCCCTGCCACCCACTCACCGATGACGAGGGAAGGCCATTGCGACTTATCGTAGGGCTTAGCCATTGCTCTTAGGTTCCCACTTTTTGGTAGTTGGGGTATGTGTAATTTCTCCGTCTGTATCTGTATCAGTACTGATGCCAAGTCCCGCTTGGATAGACATACGACGGATATAAGTTATCGCTGAACCAATGTCGCTCGGTTTGCTCTCAGGCTTAACAGCAATGCTTAAAGAGCTGATGGCCTGATCACCCTCAGGGCCTACGACAAAGGTCGAGACACCGACGCGACCCTCAACCGCGTAGAGCGATTGGTAGAGTGCAAGGTCATGCTTTGCGAGGATTGGGCGCACGTGGTCGAGGATGGCATCGAGTGATGCGTACTTCGAGCGGAACGCTGGATTGGTTTTGTTAGCCTTCGGAGACGACATGGCCGCGAGGGCTTTGGCGAAACGTGGAAGGATGGTAGCAGGCTTGGGGGGTTGTTCGTTATTCATGGTGGGAAATTATGCTAAGCGTTCGCGTAACTTGTCTGCCCGGATACGTTGCGTGCGACCGTTAATGCGTACCGAGTAGTAAGTCTGATTACAAATCTTAATCGGTGAGAGGCGACGAGCGATGCCACCGTCAGCCAGGAGCACGTAGGAGTGCTTAGCGTCGGGCGGAATTGATGCCTCAGTTGAAGCGGTCTTCGGGAGTTGTTTTTTCATTGGTAGGGATGTTAGAGGTGGAGGTGCTAAATGGTGCAGGCGTTAAGACGGAGGGCGAGAATAGGAAACCGAGTATCGAATTGATTTGGTTAAGATTATTCTCGGCCAAGATATCGTCGATGGACTTAGGCTCTTTGCCGTCGTCGAGGTTATCGCTTCTTTGGTTCATAGTGTTTGGTCGAGGCGTTTACGATCGTGTGAGCGAGTGCGCTGTTTCCGACAGCGAGGGCGGCACGCATATACGTCAAGCGTAGTGCGAAGCATAGGGTCTTGAGGCGGTAGGACATGGGAAGGTGTTAAATTAGTTTATTTACTGCGGCATGGAGAATGAGCAAAGCGTCAGCGGTCTTGAGCGTGACGTGCTCCTCGGGGAATAAGAGCTGAGCCTTGGACTTAAGTTTATTCTTCCACGCGGAAGGTGGTTGCGACTTGTCCTTATGCCCGAGGCCGAGAGCACCTTGCCATACTTGCGGGCGAACCTCCTCGAATGGAATTTCGAAAGCGGAGAGCATTCCAAGTAACATTCCATAAGATCGACCAAACGAGAAGGCAAAGCAATGAACGCATGGGATAATTTGAGGCAGTTAGGGATTAAAGGTGCCGCTGATTTTGATCAGAGTAAAGCGGAAATGAGAACTAGCATTTCGGCGGCACTTGATGCAATGTCGCCAAGAGATCTGCGGGAATGCTTGGCTGAAGCTATGGCGATTAGTGTCGCATCGCATGAGCGATCGCCGATGATTCAGATTGTCATCAATCTTGGAATTAATGAGTTTAATACGATACTAGCCGAATGGCTGGTATCTTCAACAGAAAAAGGAAAAGCAGAAGATGGCAATTAACTTAAAAACCACAAGAGGATCAACATCGCAAGGCGTTAAGATTCTCTGCTACGGGCAAGCCGGGGCCGGTAAGACAACACTAATCAAGACGTTGCCTAGTCCGGTTATTCTTTCGGCGGAGGCTGGCTTAATGTCGCTCGGAGATTGTGACATACCGTTTATCGAAATTCGCAAACCAGACGATCTGGCCGATGCATTTCAATGGGCGACTCAATCGGCAGAGTCAAAGCAATTCGAATCGATTGCATTAGATTCAATTAGCGAAATTGCGGAAGTGGTTTTAATCTCAGAAAAGGCAAAAACGAAAGACCCTCGGCAAGCGTACGGCGTGATGCAAGAACACATGACGAGCTTGATTCGATCGTTTCGCGATCTGCCTAAGCACGTCTACTTTTCAGCAAAGCTGGAAAAGATGCAAGATGAGATGGGCAAGGTGCTTTATTCGCCGTCGATGCCAGGCAACAAGACAGGGCAAGCGTTACCATACTTTTTCGACGAGGTGTTAGCACTGCGATGCGAACACGACGACGAGGGCAAGAGTTATCGGGCGTTGCTGTGTCAACCTGATGGAATCTGGCAAGCCAAGGATCGGAGCGGAAAGTTGGATCAATGGGAAGCTCCAGACCTAACTAAACTGATTGAAAAGATTGGAGGTTAAATAATGCCGATTGACAACTTAATTGAACTTTGGCAAGACGCAAAGCAACGAGAGCAAGAGGCACAAGCCGAACGGCGAAACGTCGAAGATTTAATGATCAAGCAATTGAAGATCGACGAAATGAAAGCAGGGACTTCCACGTTTGGGAATCTCAAAGTAACTTGTAGGCACAATCAGACGATTGATTCGAACAAGCTGCAAGATATCGCGAAGCAAAACGGAATCGATTGTTTGTCGATGCTATTCCGTTGGAAGCCTGAAATCGACAAAAAAGCGTGGGCAATTATGCCTGAAGAAATCACTAGGCCGCTACTGGCGGCGATCACAACAAAACCGGGGC